CACTATCCTGTTATTATCATGGATAGCATTGATCAGGCATATCCGATGCTTGAGTCAATTAAATCGGAGTTGCAGTTCAACCCGCGTTTAATTATGGATTTTCCTGAAGTGACAGGCGCTGGCCGCGTGTGGCAGATGGGGACCATTCTGACGAGAAATGACGTCAAAGTTACCGTGGCGGGTTCCGGTAAAAAATTGCGGGGTTTGCGTCACGGCCCATACCGTCCTGATCTTGTTGTTCTTGATGATATCGAAAACGACGAGAACGTCGAAAATCCAAAACAGCGTGACAAGCTAGATAACTGGCTCAAAAAAACGGTATTACCGCTGGGGGAAGCAGGTGGCAAGCTGGACGTTATCTATATTGGCACAATCTTGCATTACGATTCTGTTCTCTCCCGTACACTGAAAAACCCGTTATGGAAACGTAAGCGGCTTAAGGCGCTGATAACGTGGCCTATAAACATGTCCCTGTGGGATAAATGGGAAGAGATCCTTATCAACAATGAAGAAAATGGAGAGGAATTAGCCTGGCAGTTTTATTGCGACAACCGAGCTGAGATGGATGATGGCTCTGAGGTTTCATGGGCTGCACGTCCCCTTTATGAGTTGATGCTGATCCGAGCCCGTGATGGTCACAGTACGTTTGACAGCGAATATCAAAACGACCCGGTATCCGGCGAGAATGCGCCATTTGCTGCGTGTATCCAGTTCTGGGTAAACCGGCTTAATGAGTGGATCTTCTATGGCGCGTGTGACCCCAGTCTTGGCAAAGCCGGTGCCAGTCGTGACCCGTCCGCACTGCTGGTCGGTGGCTTTAACCGTCACACCGGCATTCTGGATGTTGTAGAGGCGGCTATCCGTAAGCGCCTGCCCGACAAGATTATTTCTGATGTAATCGAATTACAGCGTATTTACGGCTGTCTGGTATGGTCCATTGAAGCCGTACAGTTTCAGGAGTTCCTGCGCACCGAGCTGGTAAAACGCAGTGCGGCGGCGGGCATCCCTGTGCCAGCCCGAGCGGTCACTCCACACAGCGACAAGCTGCTTCGCATCGAGTCCTTGCAGCCACATATGGCCAACGGCCTGATCCGCCTGCACTCCAGCCAGTCAACGTTGATTGACCAGTTGAGGCACTTCCCGATGGCTGACCACGACGACGGCCCGGACGCGCTGCACATGCTCTGGGCGCTGGCCGTGTCCGGGTTCGCTGCATTTTCGTTTACTCCCGTCCCTCGCAATAACGCCCCGGATTCTGATGACCGGGACACCGGTTTTCACCGCGCCGGTGCGGGATATGGCTTTGGTTCAGGAGGTTGGTAGTGGCACAGATAGTTGACCAGTTCGGTCGCCCGTTCAATAAAGAAGTGCTGGAAGGCCCTCAGACCGCGAGAACGGCACAGATACAACGGCACTGGCCGGAGCATCCCTCGCGCGGGCTGGATATTCGCCGCCTGCCGCGCATCCTGGAAGCGGCAGAACGCGGCGATATCGCCGCGCAGGCCGACTTGTTTGAAGACATGGTCGAAAAGGATGGGCACATATTTTCAGAGATGGCGAAGCGCAAAAACGCGCTGCTAGGCCTGGCGTGGAGTATTAAGCCGCCCTTAAATGCTACAGCAGCAGAAAAGAACATGGCGGCGATGGTATCAGAGTGGTTTCAGGGCATCCCGGATATCCATGACCTGATACTGAATGCGGCTGATGCCATCGGTCACGGATTTGCAGCGCAAGAGATAGAGCGGTGGGAGTTAGAGGAAAATATCTGGCTACCCGTTAAAACGGTACTTCGCCCACATCGTTGGTTTTGCACAAACCCGGAAATTGACGACACCGTGCGCCTGGCTGATGGTTCAATGGGTGGCACTGAGTTGTGGCCGTTCGGCTGGATTGTGCACGCGCATAACGCGAAATCCGGCTATATCGCTCAGGCGGGGCTGTATCGCGTGCTTGTCTGGCCATATTTATTCAAGAATTTCAGTCTGCGCGATTTCGCCGAGTTCCTTGAAATCTACGGACTGCCAGCAAGAATCGGCACGTACATGGCGAGTGCAACAGAAGAAGAGAAAAACCGGCTGTTGTATGCGCTGGTTACACTCGGTCACGATGCTGCTGGTATTGTCCCCGAGGGGACAAACATCAAGTTTGAGTCTGCTGCTAACGGCCAGGCCGAGCCATTCATGTCGATGATTGACTGGTGCGAGCGCACAGCATCGAAAGTTATCCTTGGCGGTACGCTAACCAGCCAGGCCGACGGCAAAACATCAACCAACGCGCTCGGCAACGTTCATAACGAAGTCAGGAACGACATTCGTATTGCTGATGCCAGGCAGCTGGAAGGTTTCTTCAGTAACGTGATATCGATGCTGCTTGCCATCAACGGGCAGACGGTTTCCCGTCGTCGCCAGCCGCGATTTGTGTTCGATACGCAAGACATTGAAGACATCATAAAATTCTCAACCGGCATTAAAACCCTGGTTGATGCCGGGCTGAAAAGCATTCCTGTGTCGTGGGTGCATCAGAAAATGGGCATTCCTGTCCCGAAAGATGATGAGCCGGTGCTAACGCCTACCCCAGCAGCGACACCCGCTGCCGCGCTATCGTCTCGTCCGTCGCCGTACCGGTCGTTTGCGGCGCTCAGTACCACAGGCGTGAATGATATCAGTGACCCGGCACAAGTGGCGCTGGATAACGCTCGCTCTACGCCGGAAGCGATTAACGACGCGATGCAGGCGCTGATAGCGCCGCTTGTAGCCGCGCTACAGCAGGGACAGACGCCGGATGATGCACTGGACATTATCGCCGCCAGTTACCCAGCACTTGATGACGCCCAGTTGCAGCAACTGTTAGCTCAGGCACTATTTGTTGCTGATGTTTGGGGGCGACTGAATGCCGACAGCTAACTCCAGCGACGTTAATCTGGCGTATGCCATTGGCCTGAAACCCGAGGAAGCGATCCGTTATTTTGAGTCGAAAGGGTACATCATTGGTTTTAACTGGCATGACGTTGAGGCCCGAGCTCATGCCACCTCATTCACCGTCGCGGGAATTCTCAAGCAGGATATCCTGACAGATATCAATTCGGCCTTTAAAAAGCGGCTGGATGATGGTGGAACCCAACGCCAGTTTGACCAGCAGTTACTCCCCGTTCTGGAGCAAAAGGGCTGGCTGGGTCGCGGTCTCAAAGCGGACGAAGACGGCGTGCTGGAAGGCAAGAAGCTGACGCCGCGCCGTCTGAAAACCATCTTTGAAACCAATATGCAGGCGGCGTATAACGCCGGGCGCTATGAAGAGCAGATGGCGAATGTGGCGTTTCGCCCGTATTTTCAGCGCGTCGCTGTGATGGATACGCATACGCGCCCAAAACATGCAGCATTGAATGGATACATGGCGCGGGCCGATGATCCGGTCTGGCGGTTTATGTATCCGCCAGATGGGTATCATTGCCGTTGCCGCATCCGCGCGCTTTCTCAGTCTGATGTTGATACACGCAACATCACTATCCAGCACAGTGAGATTGTTGAAGTCGAGCAAGCTTGGGGGCCGAACGATTCCAGAAAAGTCCCGGCAATTCGCTGGCAGGGCGAACTGTACACCGCTGACGCCGGTTTCGGCCACAACCCAGGACACGGTTATCTCGCGGCACTCGGCCAGCGGCTGCTTGAGCGTTCCGCGACCGCTGAACCACGCCTGGCCGCACTGGCAGTACAAGAGACAATGAGCAATAAACCACTGTTAACGGCGGTTTCAAACGACGTTAGCGAGTTCGTGAGTAACACGCTGATTAACAAACAGGCGCGCGGGCAGTTGCGTCACGTCGGCGCGCTGCCCCCTGCTGTGATTGACAAGCTGGCAGAGAAAGGCGCAGCTGTTGAATCTGCGGTTATCACACTTACCGATGAGAACCTGTTGCACGCTATTCGTGATAGCAAAGATGCGCCGTTGCCTGACGAACTGTGGCAGCAGCTACCGGCATTTATCAAAAAACCGAAAGCGATTCTTTATGACACACAGAAAGCCGACGCTGCACTAACCTACGTTCTCGACCTGCCACAGTCTGCGGGAAAACTGGTGGTGTTCATCGACCGGGTGATAAAGGCTCGCCCCACTGGCGGCGGAAAGCCAGAGAGAATAACAACACATCTGATACGCACAGGGAAAGTGTTACCGGCAAAAGCGTTTGATAATCCTGGAGCCTATGAGGTGTTGTGGGGATCGCTGGAGTAACGTGGCTGGCAGCGCCGGATTCGAACCGGATCATGTCGCTAACGCGCAATGTACAGCGACAACCTTTACCGATGTAGGAAACTACTGCCAGCCACATCGTGTAATAAGTATACAACGAGAGCGCGGCTATGAGTAGTTACGAGATCAAATACAACATTACCGATTTTGAGCGCGGTCTTGGCGAGTTGATACAGCGCCTTGAACACCGCGAGCCGTTGATGCGAGAAATGGCAGCAGCGATGCACGATGCTGTCGAAGAGAATTTCGCGTCACAGGGTCGGCCTGCGTGGGCGGGATGGAGTCCGCGTTATGCCAGGCAACGCCAGGGCGGGAAAATACTGCAAAAGTCCGGGCGACTGGCATCGAGCATTAATGAGTACAGCGACAATGGCATCGCGACGGTCGGCACAAACGTTGTCTATGCGCGAATTCAGCAAGAAGGCGGCACAATCAACATCCCCGCCCGCAGCCAGCGCGCATACTACAAGCAGCACAAAGACGGCAGTGTCGGTAATCGGTTCGTGAAAAAATCCAAATCCAATTTTTCGCAATGGAACACCATCGGTGAATATAAAATTAAGATAACGGCGCGTCCGTTCCTGCGTCTCACAGAGCCAGATGTCGAGCGAATGGAGACGACAGCGCAAACCTATCTGCAACGTGTTATTGATACATAGCGCTGAATGCGCCTGTACGCGATTCTCACGTCGAATCCACACCATCACAGCATTGCGGGCGTGGGAACCGCTTAAAATCGTTTTTAAACGGGTTTTAAAAACGGTTGCATCCGTTATCATGACCGCATTAATGACCCCGCGCCGCATTATCACCCACTGAACCCCGTCAGATTATCCTGCACGCCGCGCTGCCGTACTGTTGCAGCATGAAAAAGAAACCGCTCATTGCCGCCCTTGCGGTAGAAATCAATAAAGCCTCGTTGGGCACTATTCAGTTGTTCCCCGCTGGCGAGTTCCGCGCCCGTGATGGTCGCCCGGCTGAATGCGATTGCTGGCTAATGAACGCCGAGATTGCCCAGGTGTTGATCGCAGCGGCGGCGGCATCAAAAACGCCGTTTGTGCTGGACTATGAGCATCAAACTCTGAATGCAGCAAAAAACGGTCAGCCCGCCCCGGCTGCTGCGTGGTTCCATGCGCTCGAGTGGCGTGATGGTGAGGGATTGTTTGCTGTCGACGTGCAGTGGACGAAAACCGCAGCAGCGATGATTGATGCTGATGAATACCGCTATATATCCCCTGTTTTCTCCTATGACAAGTCAGGTCGTGTGCGGCAACTGCTGCACGCAGCGCTGACTAACACGCCGGCCCTTGATGACATGGAGGCTGTCATTTTGGCCGCCACCTCGTTGTTGATGGCTGCAACAACCACAAACGAGGACACTATGGACGAACTATTGGAGCGTCTGCGCTGGATGCTGAATTTGCCAATCACAGCAACGGCAGAAGACATTACCGCCGAGTTAAACAAACTCATTGATCAACTGGCCGCCGCGCCAGCCGGAACGGCAGCGGCATCGTTTCAGACGCTGTCTGCCACCCCGTTCAACCTGATTGAAAGACTCACGGCAGATGCCGCAAACGTTGCTGCACTGACCGCGCAGGTTGCCAGTCCCGACCCGGCCAAATGGGTGCCGGTTTCGGTGATGCAGCAATCTGTTGCCGAAGCGCTCGCAACCGCAAACAACAACGTCGCTGTCCTGGCGCAGCAGCAATGCACTGAGCTGATTGCCGCAGCATTGTCCGATGGTCGGTTGCTGCCCGCACAAAAATCCTGGGCGGAATCTCTGGCGGCGTCGTCCCCGGACAGTCTGAAAGACTTCCTGTCAAAAGCACCCAAAATCGCTGCGCTGACGTCTACCCAGACCGGTGGCCTGCCGCCCACTGGCGCACCGAAGAAAGCCCCTACGGCGCAGGACGACGATGTTATCGACCCGGCTATCTGTTCGTTAATGGGTGTTGATCCCGCAGATGTTGTCCAGTTTATCAAGGAGAACCGCAATGAGTGATCGCAACACACCGCACCGCGACGGCGAGCTGTTCGCCGTTCCCGTCGCGGCCAGCACTGAGATTTACGGCGGCCACATCATCGCCGCCAATGCTGCCGGTTATGCCGTTCCGGCCACAGCTAACGCAGCACAGGTCACGCTGGGCGTCAGTGACGGCTGGGTTGATAACAGTACCGGTGCGAATGGGGATGCTGACGCTATCGTGCGCCGTGGCCGCGCCTGGCTGTTTGCCAATTCCTCCGCCGATGCCGTTACCCAGGCGTCAGTCGGGCAAAACTGCTACGTCGTGGACAGCCAGACCGTCGCAAAGACCAGCAACGGCAGTGCTCGACCAGTTGCCGGTAAGGTTCAGGCTATCGCTGATGATGGCGTGTGGGTTCTGATCT